AACTTAATTATAAACCTATGGCAAAGAGAGTGTTAGTCCCAAAGACAAGATGCAATGGTACAATGAGTGAAGCAGCCTTCTGGAGCTTTATTAGGAGTGCTTTGAGACAGAAGAGTAGATGGTGGAAGCCCATATCAGTATGTAAACTAAATGCACGTAGAGATTACAAAGGTGTAAACAAACGTCAGAAGTACGAATACCAATGTAAGAAGTGTAAGAAATGGCATACAGAAAAGAATATAAATGTAGATCATATTATTCCTGCAGGAAGTCTTAACTGTGCACAAGATCTACCACAGTTTGTGGAGAGATTGTTCTGTGAACAAGATAACTTGCAAGTGTTATGCACTGCATGTCATGATAAAAAAACATTAAAAGAAAAACAATCAAAAACAAATGAAAAACGCAATAACAATAAATAAGACACCTTCATTCAATGAGATATGGCATGATATTTGCAGAGATATGGTATAAACAAAATAAATAAAATTATGAACGAAAAATTTATAGAAGAATTATGTGGATGGTTAAAAGAAACCAAAGGTATTACTAAAATAGATCTTGAAGATTTAGTTAGTTATATCCCTGAGTATGAACAATACTTAGAAGATAATGAAACAGGCTGGTTAGCACAACAAATTAAATGTGATCTTTGTGGACACGAATCTACAGCTGTTTATCACGAATCATCAGATAGACTTGAATGTTCTAATTGTGGAAATATGGTAATGTTTGACATAAAAGAGTAAATTATGAATTCAGGAATTTACACCATAGAGAATTTAATAACAAAGAAGTTATATGTTGGATATACAGAAAGTTTCAATGATAGATTTAACAATCACATAAGTACATTAAATAGAAATGTACATGGAAATGAACATCTTCAAAGAGCTTGGAATAAGTATGGTCAATTTAATTTCTCTTTTGAAATTCTAACAACGTGTTCTATAGATCTTTTAGAATCTGAAGAACACTATTGGTGTAATATTCTTGATACTCATAATCCTAAATATGGTTATAACATCAAAGCAACTCATCCTGAGAAAGGAAAAATGACTTCAGTTGATAAGTTAAGAATTAGTAATAAATTAAAAAGTATGGCAATTAGACCTATTGTAATGTTAGATTTAGATGGAAATTTAATACAAGAGTTTGCTCTTGTATCAGATGCAGCTAACTATTTTGGTACTCAACCTAGTTGTATTCATAGAGTATTAACAGGTAAACGAGATAGATATAAAAACTACATATTTGTATATAAAGAAGATTATGATGAAAATAAAGACTATTCATATCAAAGTAAAAATACAAAAACTGTATGTCAATATACACTATTAGGAGAATTCATAAAAGAATGGAAGAGTACTATGGATGTAGAAAGAGAACTATCTATATGTAATGCTGCAATATCTGCATGCTGTAATGGTAAAAAACACTATCACTCCGCTGGAGGATATATTTGGAAATATAAAAATTAATAATATGCAAAAAATAACAATCAATAAAGAGCCTTCGTTTAACGAAATTTGGAGGGAAGGCCATGTAGAACATGAAGGTAAATACCATTACTTCTGGTTGATTCATCCACAAGGACTAGATCCAAATGGTGATCAGTATGAATTAGAAGTGAGATGGTTTTTCTCAAGAGTACCAAGAGAGGTGAGAGCATTATATCCTCAAATTATAGAAGCATTTAAACAAACATTATGAAAACATGGATATGGGAAGATGAAAAACTCTTCAATATAAACAGAGAATTACAACAGTTGATTGATGATAAAGTGGTAAAGACAGTTGTATCAATGTCTTTAGTACATGTACCTCACCCAAAAGAGATTTACAAATATAGTGCAATCTTAATCTATAAGTAATATGATAAAAGGAACAGCAAAAACAGAAGCTCAATACAGAGCAGTGGTGATGGATTCATCCAGTAGCCTAAAAGAATTCTCTCAAGATAGAAAGAAGTATTACAAAAAATATTTCCTTGGAGAGAAAGTAGAAGACAAAGATAGCTCTGCAGCTAATATGGGTAGAATAGTTGAAACCCTACTTATGGAACCTCATCTATTTGATGAAAAATTCTATATGTCATCTTGTACTTCTACACCAACAGGATTAATGCTTGATTTTGTTGAAGCATTGTATAAATGTACAGAGCTTGCAACAAATGATGAAGGTAAGGTGGTGATAGATTTTTCAGAACTTTCTTTAGAAGCTTATCATATGTCAGGATTCAAAATTAAATATGAAGCTGTTATTAATAAGTTTATAGGAAGTGATGCTGAATTATATTATAATGAAATACGAACTATCAGAAGCAAAAATCTAACTGTTGTGAACACTACAGAGATAGCTGTTGCAGAGAAGATTGTAGAGCAGCTTAAGACTAATAGCACCACTGGTCCAATTGTTAATCTTGTAAACAGCTCTAGATATGAAATCATAAATCAGATGCAGGTGGAAGGATATGAAATAAATAGTCATAAGTTCAAGAGTATGTTGGATAAAGTGGTAATTGATCATGATCAGAAGACTATCCAGCCATATGATCTTAAGTGCACATGGAGTGTTGAGAACTTCTATGAAGAGTATTACTTGTACAGAAGAGCGTACATCCAAGCGTACTTATATTTCTATGCCATGATACATCTTGTAGATGATCCAGAGAGTCCATATTATGGATATACAGTGGAATATCTAAAGTTTATTGTATGTGATAGCACCAACTATTATCAGCCTTTAATCTATACATTAGATATTGATGATATGGGAGATGCTTATCATGGATTTACACACAAAGGAAGAACTTATCCTGGTGTAAAAGATTTGATAGCTGCATTAAGCTGGTGTATTGAAACAAATACATGGAACATAAGCCACAAAAATTATTTGTCTAACGGAATAGTAAACATTAAGGGATAGACCTATGGAAATAAAAAAGAATATAACTAGCATCTTCATGGTGCCCACTTTAAAAGCACCTAAAGATGCTCTTAGAAACAATGGTTTTATTAATGCATACATCAAAGATGTAAGAAGAGAAGATCAATATAAAGGATGTATTTATTTATTATTTAAACCTGAGAATCTAGATAAGTTCAGAGAGTTCTTAGATGGTGAATATGAAAGAACAAAACATATCATAGAAGATTATGATTATGAAGATGGTTTTGTTGTTGTTGTATATCAACTAGATAATAAGTATAAGAAAGACTTTGATCTAATTAGAAGAGGAAGTTATTCTAAAACTTCAGCAACATTTCAAAAGCTATTTCCAAAAATAGTAAAGATAAAAAGAGCAGGATTACATAAAGATGAAATATCTTTGCAATATAGAATCTTTAATAGATCTGAAGATCTTATAGAATTCTGGGAAAATAAACTTGGAATTGAATGGGAAGATGATTATGAAGTGTGGGATGGTTGGGACGAACAAAAAGAAATTTTAGAACTTGATAAAATAAAAGAAATATTATGTGCAATAGAGAAATCTTAGAAAAGATAATAGAAGAGTTTGGAGTGGAAAAAGCCACTCAATTTTGTGAAATAGCTGCAACAATGTATGACATTAAATATAATGCAGCTAAAGAACTAGATCCACTAAGTGAATTTGACTTTGAAAGAGTTTGGTGGTTAGATAAATTTATAGAACTTAATAAAGAACTAGAAATAGATTAATATGAAAGGAATAGAATTATTAGAAAAATATCCATTAGCAGCTTCTGTAATTAGAAACTGGTTTATATGGAGAATGGTTGAAGCACTTGAGAGTGAATCAATTGATGAGGAATTTAAACAATATATGCGTGATCAAGGAATAGAGAATGAAAGAATGGGAACACTAATTGATTTAAATCCTAGAATGCTTCTTGATGTATTTGATGAGCATGAAGTGTTCATAGAAACATTTTTATATCCAGATAATACATTTACAATAAAGATTGGTAATGAGGCCACTACTAACTCTTGGAAGACAAGAAAAGAAGCAGAACTATTTGCTATAGAAGCTGCATTTGAAATATTAAATAAACAATTAACACCAAAAGAAGAAACTAATGAGAACGAGTAAAGAATTCAATGAGAAGTACAAAGACTATCTAGAAGGTGAATCTGGAATGTTATTAGATGTTCCAGCTGTAATATCATATGTACATGAAGTGTTTAATGATCTTACTTTGATCCCTGGATTCAAGTATGAAGAAATCACTACACAACATGGATTAGCAAGAGTGAGAACAAATCTTCAAGAGATTATGCCATTCGCAGGTAGAATATTAGAACAAGAACTTGAAGAGAAGATTAATTTCATCTTGAAAGTGGAATTCGAAATAGAACATAGATTAAAAAGTTTAAACCTAGACAAAGATGGAAAAAGTATTCAATCAGTTTAAGAACATGTCTGTTGTTCATCCTAAGTATACAGGAGTGGTGT